CGGTAGACCCGCCCGTTGATCCAGTTCCTGCTGACGCAGAGGTTGTCTAACATGGCTACCAAGAAGAAGGCCACCCCGGCTAAAAAGAAGTGATGTATGGCTGACGAACTGAATCCGATTATCAAGACCGCGTTGGATCGGTTGGGTCAGCCCAAGAAGAAGCCGGAGGCAACTCCGGCGACTTCCAAGTTAGATACGTCCAAGTACAAATTGCCGGACAACGATCCAAATGCCGATAAGTCCAGATGGGCCAAACGGGCTGACGGGTCAGAAAAGGGCATGGGGTTTCTTGGGCTGCTGAAGCGGCCTGACGGCAGCGTGTCTAGCGAGATCAGTATTGGCGTCACCATTGACGGCAAGGAAGTAGAAATCCCAACAATGGTTCCTACTTTGACGCAACAGGAATTGGATTACTTGCTAAACAATCCGGCCAAGCAGGGACACCCTATTCCAGAATCAATCATCAAGAAAGCCTATGAACACGCTCGTCAGCGTATGTCGCAAGGCTTAAGTCCTTTTGCGCAACCAGGCGAAACGCAGTGAAGTTCCCTCTGGATCAATTCACGGCGTTTACCAAAGCGCTAAAGATTGATTCAAAAGAGCGGGGGGTCATCTCACTGGGTGATTCCCTGCTTGGCACTCAGAAATGGGTCTTGCAGAAGATCGTGGAGGGACTCGAGGACGGGGTGCACGACTTTGTGACCCTCAAGTGCCGCCAAGCCGGTATCTCTACAATCTCCTTGGCATTGGATATGTTCTGGCTGTTTATGCACAAAGGCATGAGCGGCATGATGGCTGTCCACGAAGATACGGCCAGGGACTCGTTTCGCTCAACCCTTGAACTGTATTACTCATCGCTTCCTCCACACTGGAAGCGACCCATCAAAGACCACAACCGTAATCAGTTGGTGCTGACTACCGGCACTAAATTGCTTTACCGGGTGGCAGGAACCAAGAAGTCGGGTAAAGGTTCCTTAGGTCGATCTTCTGCAATCTCTTTCCTCCATGCAACAGAAATGTCCTCATGGGGTGATTCAGAAGGGTTTGCTTCCCTACGTGCTTCCCTTGCCCAGAAGAATCCCAACCGCCTCTACCACTGGGAATCCACAGCCCGCGGGTTTGAGAACTTGTTCTACGATCAGTGGTGCGAAGCCAAAGAAGCAGCCTCCCAGAAGGCTATCTTTGTATCGTGGTGGGCTAATGAGATGTACCGGATTGGGCCAGATGACCCCCTCTACCGCGTTTATTACGGCCCAAATGGCCGGATGACGCCCGTAGAAAAAGCATGGGCTAGAGAAGTAAAGATGCTCTACGGCGTAGAGATCGACGATCACCAGATTGCGTGGTGGCGTTGGCTCGCTGCTGAACAACAAACCGATGAATCCATGCGGTTGCAAGAATACCCCTGGACAGAAACCCAAGCCTTTCAAGCAAGCGGCTCTCAGTTCTTTTCCTCAGTGGAATTGTCAAGGTTGTATCAGGTAGTCAATGCTCAGAAAGCACCGGACTACTACCGCCTAACCTTTAGGGAGAACTTCATTGAAACCGAAGTGGTGGCAAGCCAAGCCAAGAACGCAACACTCTGGGTTTGGAAGAATCCTGACAAAAATGCGTTCTATGTACTGGGCGCTGATCCTGCGTATGGTTCTTCCGAAAACGCAGACCAGTTCGCCATTAGCGTCTGGCGAGTCTGGGCAGACCGATGCGAGCAAGTCGCAGAATACGTCGATCAAGACATTACTACGAGCCAGTTTGCTTGGGCGATTGCGTACCTAGCAGGCGCTTACGGCCCCTGTACGTTTAACCTAGAAGTCAGCGGCCCCGGTCATGCCGTGCTAAACGAAATCCAGAATATGCGTAAAGAACGGTCGTTTGGGTTATCCCAAGCCCGTCCTGTACTGAAAGACGTTCTGGGTTCGATGCGGGACTTCATGTACCGCAAATACGATTCAATCTATGGAACGCCTGGGGCTTTGCATACCCAGACCAATTTCCAAATGAAAGAACGGATGATGAACACCCTGCGGGACTACGTAGAACGGAAGATGGCACATCCCGTTTCTAGAGAACTCATTAGCGAAATGACCTCTATTCAGCGTGTAGCAGGTTCTGCCCCTGCCGCACCCTCTCACCGCAAAGATGACCGGGTAATTGCCGCAGCCTTGGCAATTCTTGCCTGGAACGATCAGGTGCGTACCAAACTCATGTCACAAGGCTTTTTGTACGAAGCAGAAATGCACCAGAAAGATATGGCACTGCGTACCGGCGTAGAAATTGCAGGGCCGCGTATGGTGCGTAGTTACATGAAAGATTTAGGAATTCTCTACAACAAGGCAGAGAATACTTCTACCGTTAGAATGTCTAAAAACAGGGCGGTGAATAGGACATGAACCGCCCTGGTGCGCGTCCTAAAATTAGCACCAAAGTCGGCGCTGACGATGAAATGGCATGGTCTGACCGACACTTACAACACGTTTATCTGTGGCTGACTACTAACCCAAACAGCCCCTATAAAGGTTCCCCAAGCATGGTTTTAGCCGCTATGGGAATAGATAAAACTAGTTGGCAGGGGTTTAAGAAAGCGTTCTCCACTGGAGACTTTCACTGGTATCGCTTTAGCGTCCGGGTAAGAATCACCAATTCACTCAAAAAAGTGTTGGCCGGGTTCTTTGATCCAGTCATTAAGAAAAAAGATAAACGCGGCTATGTTATTGATTATGAAATCAAAACAGCGCAAAACCCAATGCCGTTGCAATGCCCTCCCTTTTATCAGGGAAGTATTCGTTTAACGACCCGTGGATTACAGGTTAGTCTGCGCCGTACTGACCCGGAGATGGCTCCCAAGTACGACCCCGAAGGGAAAGCGCGGTTGCTTAATCCATTCCGTCAGGTGTAAAAAGCAAAAGGAGGGCTATCTGTGGCTGTACTTAAAGAATTCGCCTGCAAAGCGCATGGGCCGTTTGAGGAAATTGTGGAGCAAGATGTAACTCCATCATGTCCTAACGGTTGCTCACCCCGCTTTGTAGTGAGGGAGATCAGGTCTGCCCCTGCGGCCCGTGGCGTTATCACAGGTAAAATGGATACCCTATACCGTGATGTAGCCAAAGACTTTAACTTGTCTAACCTTAAAATAGACAAAGAAAATGGACAGAGCGTCATGCAAAACCTTCAGTCGGGCCAAGACTTCAGCCCACGTTGGGTAGACGTTCCTAAAGAAGCGGCAAAGGGCGGTTTTGCATCGGCAATGGGTCTGACTAGCGGTAACGCTATGGCAGGCACTAATTTTGTAAAGCCTACCCCTATCATCCAAGGCTCTTACAAAGCGCCTTTGCCCTCTGTTGAGTAATCCATGAAACTTCCTCCGCAGAAAGAACTGTTCGCGTTCTACATCGAACTGAACCAAAAATGTACGGCCACGCGAAACGAACGTCGCAAACAGTACTCTATGTGGAGGTCTTTTTTTCTGTATGGCGGTGGATCTGAATTAACTTCCACCACCATCAACAAGATTTATCCGCACATCGACCAGTTGAATTCTTTGATGTACTCATCAGAGACAACGCGATTCTCTATTGATCTTGCTCCGGCTGCATCAGACCTGAATAAGACAATGGTGATCCCAATGATGCGTTCTCTTAACGAGGATTGGCATCTATCAAACACTGATTTGATCTTTAGTTTGGCGTTGCAATGGGCCTTTGTGTACGGTTCTATGTTTGTCAAAATGCGCGTAAACAACGGGCAAATTGAACCTTTTGTTGTAGAACCTTTTGATATTGGCGTACTGCGTGAGGATATTCACGGACTGTGGAGGCAAGAAGCCTTTACTCAGTCGTACTACATCACTAAGAGTCAGTTGGAATATGAATTAAAAAATATTCCACATCCCCGTACAAATGAAATTCTAAAGACTTTGACGGCAACGCCAAAGCCTAACAACATGGAATCTTCAACGGTGATGGAGCGGGTTGTCACTAGCGTTTCTAATCCTACAATGATTGGTAACGTTAATTTAGACATAGGCGAAAACAGCAAGTACCGCCCAAAGGTTGCTGAAGAATTAATTCAAATGTCGGAACTGTATGTGTTCGACGATTCTATTCAAGACTTTAGAATCGTAACGATTGCAGAACCTGGCGTAGTTATCTTTGATAGACCCATTGAATCAGTATTTATCAAGAATGAAATTCCATTCATTCAGGTATGCCCAAACCCCGCGCATGACTTCTTCTGGGGATACTCAGAAGTAGACAAGTTGGTTCCGCTACAGCGGATGCGTAATGAACGCATGAGTCAGATTCAGCATATGTTGAACCTGCAAGCCCACCCACCAAAGTTTGGTAGCGGCTTCCAAGGTTCCATTGATGAAATGGCTGACACGCTAGACAGCCCTAACGGCCTGCTTTCTGCGGATATGCCGGGTGCAAAACTAGAGCCAATGGCTCCTGAAGTACCGTTAGACCTGTACAAAGAAATCCGCGAAATTGACGCAATGTTTGAGGAAGCCTCGGGCATTACCAACGTAATGTCAGGCAAGGGTGAGTCTGGCGTTCGATCTCAAGGACACGCCGCTAACCTTGCAAGACTGGGCGCAAGCCGCGCCAAGAAACGCGCACTGGTCATTGAAGATCAGTTGGAAAAGGTCGCAACCCTGTTCCTGCAAATCAAACAAGCCTACGACAAGAGCCGGATGCGGTCGGATACGGGCATTGAATTTATTGCAGACCAGTTCACAGATAAGTTTATTGTTAAGGTCGATGCTCATAGCAATTCCCCTATTTTTCAAGAAGATCAGAGGGCGTTGGCATTTGAGTTGTTTAAAGCAAAGGCGATTGATAGAGAATCTTTGATCGACCTGCTTGACGTTCCAATGAAAGAGTTGCTAAAACAACGCTTACAGAAGATGGAACAGGCCGAAGCACAGGCTGCTCAACAAAAGCAGCAGCAGGAAGCCCAAGCCGCCTCTGCGAAAGTCTCGCCCATAAAAGGAGCAGCACGATGACTCGCGGTAAACGTTCCCACAAACGCAAGATGCGTCGGTAAACGGAATTCGTATTGTTAGGGGGGCAGGCAAATTACAGGAGATACGCACATGGCTCGCAAGCACAAGCGTGGCGGTCGGCGTTCGAAGCGCTAAGTGATTAGCGCTCCGGCATAAGCCGTTGCAACCCGGCCGCTAGACCTCACGGCCTAGCGGCCTTTTTATTGAATTGTTGACTTTCAAATTGCTTCAGTTGTAGAAACGCATACATGAGCGTACCTCCACAAATCGCACAGGCTTTAGCCGGTGCTGCAAAGCCCCCCGGCCCCGGCGCTGCTCCCGGCCCTGCTGGCGCGCCTATGATGACGCCTAACCCCAAAGAGGGTAACTTGGCAGGCGGTCGAGCCGATGTGCAAGTTGTAGTCAAGAAATTGACGCAAGCGCTCCAAACGTTCCAACCGCATACGCCGCAAGGCGAAGCGATTATGAAAGCAATTGGAATGTTGACTAAAGCCTTTGGGGAAACCGAAGGCAAAGACAAAGAATTAGTGCCTGCCGAAATCGCGCAGGCAGTTTCTGGCCTTGCAGGGCCGGGCAAACCCCCACCGGGGATGCCTTCACCTGCCGGGCCTGCTCCTCTCCCAACCCCGATGTAAGGAAGCGCCACCATGCCAGGTGATCGTCTGTTTGACCCATCGTCCTCGCTCACTATTCGTGATCCGCAGGACAATGCCTCCACCAGTGACAAAATCCGTAACCCGCCACGCTATATGCAGTTGGGCGGTCTCCACAGCGGTCATGTTCGCGGCACGATGGTGAACGACATGAAGGTGCGACCTCCGGGTAGCACGATCAGTAAAGTGCCGGTAAAAACGTTCTAATTTAATAGGCCAGGGGAAACGCCGTTATGTCATCACTTGAAGATCTCAGCCCAGAACAACAGGATCAAGCCCTGAAGTTGTTTGCGTTCGTTAAGCAGAACCCGGAAGTTGAAAAACAAATCCGGCGTGAAGCAAAGAAAAAGAACCCAAATATGTCAGCGCCTGACATTGATCTTGAGGATGCTCTCGCCAGACAGCGGGAAGAATTCCAAGACAAGTTTGATTCTGAGAGAAAAGAACGTTTGGATATGCTTCAAACCGAAAGACGGAAAGAAGCACACGCCAAAATTCGTTCTGCCGGTCTTGACCCAGATGAGGTTGAGAAGGCAATGATTGACGAATCTATCGGAAACTATGACACGGCGATTCGGTATGTGTCGGCTCAGAAGCGTCTTGCGCCTGCAACGCCTGAGTCGATCTCACCGATGACCATGCCCGATAACAAGGACTTGTGGTCGAACAAAGAAATGTTTGCTCGCAAGACTGCGTTTGATGCAATCAACGAATTGAAGGCCAAACGGTCTTTTGGTTGAGTTTAATAATCATGTGCTGCGGGGGCAGTGCGGCATGACGTTTGAAACTTAGGAGTTAAGTCATGGCAGTTTTTGGACAGGGCATCGTCCCCGCCGCAGGCCCGATTGCGAATGAATTGACCTACGTTACCCGTAGAGCATTTATTCCCAAGATGGTCGTACAGATTTACCAGTCCTCTCCGGTCATTGCCGCGCTTCTGGCTAATACCCAGACGGCTTCCGGCGGTGTCTCAAGCGTATCTGTCCCAGTTCAGGGTCAGCCGTTTGTTAACAGCCAGTGGACTGACTATTCGGGTTCGTTCAACCAACCGCAGGCCCAACAGGGTGCGTTCCTTGGTGAATTTAACCTGAAAGCCATTGTGACCCCGATTCCGTTCCTTGGAATGGAAGGCGCGGTACAGATGGATCACGCTGTTGTCCCGCTTATCGAAGCGCGTATGAACGATGCTACAAACAGCATGGTTGATGCCTTTGCTAACGCGCTGTACAACAACACGACTTCAACGCAGCAGTTGGTCGGCCTTCCGGGTGCTGTTGATGACGGCACGCAGTTGGTAACCTACGGCAACATTAACCGTACCTCTTACCCTTGGTGGCAGTCGAAGTACTACCAGAGCGTTGCTGTTGCGCCAACTCGCAAGAACGTTCTTCAGTACATTGCCGCAGCGCAGAAGTACGGCAGTGAAATGCCTTCGTTCGGCGTAATGGGAATTGGAACCTGGGTTGCCTTGGCTCAAGACTTTATGACTGCTGAGTCGTATCAGATTCAGCCGGGTAAGGGCTTTGACAGCGACGGCGACCGACCACGGTCGGCTTTCCGAGCGCTCGATGTAGCCGGTGTTCCAATTTACTGCGATCCATACTGCCCAGAAGGCACGATGTACTTGCTCAACAGCAACTACCTTAACCTTTACGTTCACGATCAAGCATCGTTTGCGTTTACCGGCTTTGAATCGCTGTTGTCCAACTACCAGTTGGGATACATTGGTGCAGTTCTGACTATTGCAGAACTTGTACTTACCAAGCCTAAGACCTGCGTTAAGGTCGGTGGTTTCAACGGCATTGCAGCGATCTAAGGAGTACCCAAATGTCTGATCTAAAGATTGCAGTAGGTGGCCTTGACTACCTTGCTGAACAAACGACTACTCAGTTTGTAATTCCGGCAGGCGCGGGTGCTACGTTTTCGGCAGCGAATAACATCGCAACGATCACGTTCAACGCCGCTCACGGCTTGACCTTTTCCCCCGCCGCTAACGTTTTGCCAAACTATTTTATTAGGTTTGGTGGCTCAACTTCCGGTATTACAGGAACGGGTATTCTTGTAGGTAACGTATTTCGCATCTTGTCGATTCCATCGACCACTGCAATTACGATCTACACTACCATTACGGCAGCAACCGTCACTTCATTGACGGGCATTCCGGTGTTCATGCCGGTTTTCTTGCAGTCATTGCTTTCGGGCGCTGCGACTAACACGCTTGCGTCAGGTACAACTGGTTCGTTTGCAACAACTGGCGGTTACCCGTATTACGGTTCCGTACAGGCTGTAAACATGAACTTGGGTGCAAACTGCGTTGCCAGTTACAATCCTGATGGCACGTTTTTGCCGTTGGATGCGTCTACTGGCGCTACGCCTGCAACTGCTCCAACGTTCCGTACAATGCTTGCGGCAAGCACTAACGGTCAGTTGCGCTTTGGGCCACAAGACATTATTGCGGCATCTGGCACAACGGCAACTAGTTTGTTCTCTATTGTTGCTTAATTGGTAAGGGGGATGTGAAATGGGCGTTCTTGATCTGTCGGAATACATCAGAGTTACAAATCGCACGGGCGAACCTATTGAAAAGCAGTACGACGGTAAAATTTACTTATTTGAAGTAAACGAACCTACAGACGTACATCAGAGTGTTGCAACGCATATCTTTGGATTTGGCGCTGTAGACAAGACTAATGCTTTTCATAGACTCGGATGGCTTACCAACGGCATGATGATGAAAGATGCGCTTAATCGTTTAAACGCGGTTGAGTTCTCTGAAGTCCCAAATCCATCTACAAACATTACGGCTGCGACTAACAAGACGCGCCGTGCAAAGTCCAACAGCCCAACCCCCCTGGCTGATGTTGGTGTAGAAGCCGGGGGGAGAGGTAAAACTCTCTCCCCGTCTGATGCACTAGATTTGGAGGATGTGGTCGGGGAACAGTAATGCGGAGGTTGAGTGGCACTTTCAACGTACATCACTCAAGTTCGCAGACTACTGCACGATCCTGTTGGGCAGTATTGGTCTGATTCGGAACTGACTGACTACATTAATGAAGCGCGTAATCGCGTGTGTAAAGACACGCGTTGTTTGCGGCAGCAAATCACTAATCTAGTCACGTTAAATCAGTCTGTAGAACAATACGTTTTAAACAACACGGGAACCCAAGATTCGGGTTCTCAATTGGTTGTGTTGCCTACTGCGTTTACGGGTTACCAGATTGTTGATGTCATGGGCATCAACATCTTGTGGGGCAGCACCCGCATTAAACTAGCGTACCTACCGTGGACGCGCTTTGATGTAAATTTCCGTTACTGGAACAATCAATTGTCTAGACCCGTATGCTATTCACGCTACGGGACTATGAGCGTTTACGTTGGGCCAATGCCGGACACCACTTACCAGTCTGACTGGGACGTAGCATTGATCCCGCCGCCACTGACTAGTGACGCAACGACTGAACCCATTCCAGAGCCGTTCACGACGCCAATTAAATACTATGCTGCTCATTTGGCTAAATACCGGGAGCAGGCTATTGGCGAATCTCAGTTGTTTGAGCAAATGTATATCAAACAAATGCGGCGTGAGTGCGTATCGTTTATGGGCAGAATCATTCCTGACCCTTACGCTAAGTAATGCGGGAATATAATGCCTGCACCACCAAAAGAAACTCAAGCCAAGGGTGAGCGAGCGGTAGAAACGAAATACTTTCGTACATGGAAAGGCGTTTATACCAAAGCCAAACGAGCGGCTATTCCTGAAGATCGGTTTTATGATCTAACCAATCTAATACCGATTGGTGATGCCAACTTGCATACAATCAATGACATTTCATCGTCATTGGTCGATTACACAACCGATACGGTTTACTGGATTCAGTACGCCAACATCAATTCTAAAGATTACATTTTTTCGTTTACGGCTTCAGGCGCAATTTATGCGTATGACATAGCCGCCGCAACAAGCGCCCAGATTAACGGCGGCAATTTATTAAGCGGGTCTGGAACCCGTATGGATCAGTGGAAGAATCAGCGCGTATTGTTTGCTGATACAACTGGTTACTACAACTGGAATGGCACAACGTTTGTAGGCCCATTAACGGGCGGGACTGGAACAAACTTAACAGTAACCAGTGCAACCATATCGGGTAGCGTTGGAACGGTATTATTTCAAGTTTCGCCAACTACGTTGTTTAATGGCGCGGTATTGTCTTTTGCTGGATTTACACCGTCTGGGTGGAACGGTAAATACGCTTACACGCAGATGGTATTACCTTCTGTAAGCAGTGCGCTTATAAGCACAACGTTTCTTTTGGGCACTATTACGTTTGCATCAGCGCATAACCTTGCAACTGGTGCGCTAGTTACGTTTACAGGGTTTATATCAACAGGATGGAACGCCACGTTTACGGCTACGGTAACAGGTGCAACCACTATTACCATTCCATTTACGGCTGCTCCTTATTTCACGTTGCCTGCTATTTCATCGGCAACCGCAGTAGGAACCGCAGGAACAATTACGTTCTTGACTCCTCATGCGTTAGTTACTGGGCAATACATTACATTGCTCAATATGACTCCGGTCGGTTGGAACGGTCAATGGCAAGTTACTGTAACCAGTTCAACAACAATTACCGTAACGTTGGGAAGTTCTCCGGGCAATGCTACGTCTCCTTATGGCACTGCTGTTTTGTCATCAGCCACAACTGTAGGCACTATTACCGTTGGCAATATGTGGCAGACCACGTTTGCTTCGCCGCCCACTGTGGCTACAATCATTGGCACTGTGTTAAGTCCTGGCTTGTTGCCACAAAATGCCACAACGCCTTACGCGCAATATTTAACATCGCCAGACATTGCGGTGTTTTCAAACAGGGTTTGGATCTATTCAGATAGAGCGCTGTATGTTTCTGCTATTAATGATTACACAGACTTTACTTTAGTAGACGGCAGTCTGGTTCAGCAATTAACTGACCCGCAAATTCGCGGCCAGTTAACGCGTATGTTAAGTTCTAACGGTTATTTGTATTTGTTGGCTAAATCGTCCATTTTTGTAATTTCAGACGTTTACATTCCAACCAATGCCATACCCCCGGCCCCGGTGTTTAGTGTATTAAACGTACAAGCAATCATTGGCTGCGATCAGCCGGGTTCCGTATTTACGATGAACCGGGAATTGATGTTTGCTAACAGTTACGGCGTATACAAACTAGCGGGTGTGACGGCAGAAAAGATTTCAGATGATATTGATGGAACATTCCAATACGTTGTAAATCAGTTTGGCTCAGGTGGATTGCAAATATCGGGCGGTGGATGCAGCGTTGAAAATATCCTCAATGCTTCGTTTTTGATTCGCCAAATTGGCGATCCCGACTTTGGGACACGCACCATCATTGCTAACTATTTTGATAGTAAGTGGTGGTTTGCTAATTACAATTCGACGTTAACCCTAAATTCTAATGGCGTTGCGTCAATTACAGAAGCAACAACTAATACATTGACCTTCATAACATGGGGTATGAACGGGTCATTACCGGCGTTGTACGGTATTAAAGGCAATAAACTGTATCAGTTGTATTCAAATACAAGCACTGGGCCATTAACCCGTTGGGTAACAGCCTTGTGGCCTATGGAAGATTCTTTGGCAGACAAAGAAGTGTATAGGGCCGGTCTTGAGATTACGGCTACGGCAGTTGGCAATGTCTATATGTCGTTGGACACGCCTAACGCTTCAAATCAGTTTCTTGTAGGTACTCCAGGCGCTGTTGCTTGGGTAAACAATTCTGGGGCGCTTACGTCTTGGATAAACAATTCTAGTTCTATTGTTACTTGGTCTAATTCATCGTATTCGTTGTTTTTGGCCGATGCTCAAGGTGGGTACGGCAAATATGTTGGCCTTACTGGGTATGTAAATTCCGGGGCTGACTATGAATTAAACGGCAACATGATGGATTACGCACTCAGAAGGCGGTGGTGATATGGCAGGTTCAATTTCCGGCTTAAATACGTTTGCTTCCCAATCGGGGCCAATCCCATTGGTGCAATTGGATAACAACGTTTCTACGCTAACAACGGCGCTTAACACTCTTCAGAATTTCGACAATTACTATGTTGATTCTGGTTCTGTAAATTCTATTGTAGTAACGGTTTTATCTCCGCAAGTAATAGTGTATGGCGCGGGTTTGTTAATTCAAATTAAAGTAGCCAATACTAATACCGGCGCAGTAACAATCAATGTTAACGGTTTGGGAAGCGTAAATGTTGTAAGTCCTGCCGGATTGGCATTAGCGGCAAGCGTTTTAACAGCAGGTGGCGTATATCAATTTCAACATGACGGAACAAATTTTCAATTACAAACGCCAAATTATTCAATAACAAAAGTTCCTTCGTATTTTGTTAAAACTTCTAACACGGCTAGAGCAAGCACTACAGCGCTTTCTAATGACCCAGATTTAATTTATGCAATTCCCGCTGCCGGAACGTACAAAATTGAATTGTATTTGTATTTGTCTTACTTGTTGGCAACTATTCCCGCAGGAGGATATTCGTTTAATTTAAATTATAGTGGTTCGTTTACTTCTGGTGTAGGCGGATCAACGTTTGTAAATGAAGGCGGAAACACTAGCCAAGGCCAAGGATTGTTAATTCAATCAAGTGCGGCAACTTCAGCATTTTCTTATGTTCCTAGTTTATCTCCAAATACATATTCTTCTAATTTTACAATTACCGGCGTTCTTGTTGCTACTGGAGCAGGAACACTAGGATTGTCTTGGGCGCAAGGAGTGTCAAATGCAACTGCAACTACGTTGTATGCAGGTTCTAATATGTCCGTTGTGAAATTAACGTAAAAGTTATTTGTGGTTATTACCCCATTTGGCGATTTGGAATTTGACAGCCAAAATGGGTTGGACGCATGGCTATCTGCACATGACCAACGGCACAACACGGAACGACAAGCCATTGCTATTAATGGTGTGGCGATACAGCCCCGTTCGATGGAAGGGCCGCTTAATAAAGAATGGATTGGTCGCCACATGGTTGAGCATCAAACGTTAAAGAATTTTGCTACGCCAGATTCATCAATCAATTCTCTTAGTATTGAAATGATCTGGGACAACAAAGCAAATTTTTATCGTTGGCATCAAATTCACAATGAACTTCATGCGCGTTTAGACCAAACGCTAGGATTAACCTGATGCCTGCTTTAACGGGATACGCCCCCTCTGATAAAAGCGCACAGACCGCAGGAGATTATTTATCTTCATCGTCTAAGCCGTCATATGGAATTGGCAGTTCATCAACTAATTACCCAACGCCTGCGCCGACTGTTTCGCCCAATCCAATTGGTCTGCGTGGGCCTGCCGTAGGATCACCTACTGCTCAACCTACCCCATTTGGCAGCGGTGAAGGTCGCGGCCAAGGGGTAAAGGGGTTAGGAACAAATCCTGATGGGTCGGTAGGTAATTACACCGCCGAACAATGGAAAATGATGGATGCAATTGCCAACGGGCAATTACGCAAAGATGAAAAAGGAAATTGGTACAACCCTCAAGCCGCTACTGGGTTTGATGCGTTTATGGAAACGGTTTTGCCCATTCTTTCAATGGCATTAGCCGGTGGTGGATTGGCAGGTATAGGTTCAGGTGCGGCAGCCAGCGCAGCAAGCGGCGCGGCTGATGGTTTGTCTTACCTTGCCACTACAGGATTACCTGAATACGCTTCTCTTGGCACTGAAATGGCGGCTTCAACTGCTGCTGCCGGAGAAGTTGCCGCCACTGGATTAGGAGCCGGAGCGCTTGGGGCAGGCACTTTGGCTGACATTAGCGTAACGGCTTCTTCATTAGGTGGAGTTGGAGCAGGTTTAACTGCCGGTGAAATAGGCGCAGGTTTAGGTGCAGGTATAGGCGGCGCTATAGACCTTACTGGAGCGTCCGGCAGCGCTATGCCAAAGGTTAATTACCCGCAAGGGCTATCCCAATACACCCCTAAAAACCTCATTAGCAACAAACTGCAAGATTTGGGTATGCCCAAACTCCCTGCCAATATGATTGGTGGAGCCGGTCAAGGATCACTAACATCTGCTGCTCAAGGTGGCGATCCTTGGAAAGGTGCTTTAGGCGGCGGTTTGGGAACCGCTGTAGGGGCCGGAATAGCCGAAACCGGGCTTGGCAAAGCCGTTAGTAGCGCAGTTGGCGGTGGAGTACCTGGAGATATGCTCAGTGGGGCCGCTACGAGCGCTTTAGGCGGGGGTATAACTGCCGGGGTAATGGGTGGCAACCCTCTTTTGGCAGCAGAATCTGGGGCTATTGGCGGCGCTGTAGGCGCAGGTCTCAAAGATGCTGGATTATCATCTGGTTTCGCTTCTACTATTGGCTCACAACTTGGCAAGGCGGCTACTATGCCCTCATCTCCTACTGGAACATCAAATATCTCAAGCGGCTTGGCCGGACTTGGCTCATCTATGATGAATGGGCTAAGTAATTTGCCCGTAGCCGACATTGCAGGCTTGTACGCAGGCGGTAAAGCCAACAAGCAAAATCAGGGTTTAATTGACCAATTAACCAACGCTGCAAATCCATTTATTGCTGGTGGTCAAAATGCGTTAAAGGGCTATCAAAACCTTACGCCATTAGAAACCTCGCAGTTAAATGCCGGGGTTACGGCTGGAACAAACCAGGTTCAGGGCGCACAGCCGCTAATTGGCTTGGGTGAGCAGCAATTAAACATTGCCGGTTCTGGAAACCTGCCTCCGGCGCAGGAAGCCCAATTGCAGCAGCAAATTGCAGCCGCTAAAGCGCAATTAGCACAGCAATACAGCCCGGATAGCACGACTTATCAGGAAATGTCGGCCAAGATTGACCAGAACGCCATGCTTGCTAGACAGCAAATGTTGGCGGGATACCAGACTAGCGGACAGGAAACTTATGGGTTGGGTGAAGCCCAACAGACGTTAGGGCAGCAAGAAATTGCTAAGGCTTATTCTGAAGCCGCATCAGAAATTGACCAAAATCTCAAAAACGCTTTGGCTATGGCTACTACTGGTCTTGGGCCTTTGTCTGATGCCGTTTTGCTTGGGTTAAAAAACAACACGCAAATGCAGTCCACAATGTCTGACTTGTTTAAATCTATTGCAGGTGCGTCTGCGGGATCTTCTGGTGCAGGTTCCACAATTGGCGGGATGCTTAAAAATCTTTTTAACGGTGGCGGTGGGTCTGCGCCGCAAGGTTACGACAATACAGCAGCAACTGCGCCTACGGCCCCAGATTGGGCAAACCTAGCAGGACAGTACACTAATGAAATTACACTTCCTGATGTGTCGTTACCTGCTACCGATTTTACTAATTATATGGGCGATTATAGTGCTCCTGTTGATTCATCAACTGATTTCACTTTGCCGGGTTAATTTATGAGCAGCGTACCATCAGATTTTTTATCATCAGATACGGGCTTGGGTGGATTGCCGGATGCGCCGTCTAAAGCGCCGGGCAAAATTTCTGAAAGCCAGTTGTTGAGTAAAGTTAATGAGAAACTGTATGAAGCAGTAACTTATGACCCAAACAAAGATCCCGAAGCAAAAGCGGGAGAAGCAATTAAAAGCAAATATAGAGACAAACGTTTAAAAGAAGATGAGTCTGGAATTGCCGTTGCTGACGAACAACAAAAATGGATGGCAGAAAACCGTCCCGGCCCTGCTCCCCTTCAAGTTGAAGCCCCTAAATTTGCAGATACAGCAAAATCATTATCGCCACTTCTTATGATTATGACGCAATTAGCGGGTGGGGCTATGGGCGTTGGCGCCAATGGAATGTTAGGCGCATTAAAAGGAAAATTAGACGGCGCGGCTCAAAACAATCAAGATGCGTTTGATCGCGCTACCGATGAATGGACAAAGCATTGGAACACGCTAAACACAAATTGGAAAAACAAAGAAGCGGTGTATAACCAAGGATTAGATTGGTTTAAAGGTCAAATTGATGCCAAGCAAAAAGCAGCCAAATTAGCCGAAGATGCTATTGGCGTTGGCGGCGAATTAGTAGGCGATGCTTATTCCAGACATACAGCAAGTAAAGAATTAATGGCATCTATTGATGGTTATGTTCGTGCTGTTAATGGAGGAAGAGATAGAGCGTCTGCTGCTAAAGAAGGTCATTGGGACAAATACCAAGAAACATTAAGAGTTGGAGCAGTTGCTGCAAAAGATTTCAAGTCTTCCGCTTTAGAAATGCAAGAAGCGTGGAATAAATTAAAGGAAGTTGTGGAAACGCATCCAGAAATTAAAGCAGAAATTACCGCCGGTAATTTGTTTGGCGCGGCAATTTTAACTAGACTTTCTCAAATTGATGAAGCCGCAGTAACAAGATTTACAACCGCTGCCGGTAAAAACTATCCGAGGCAGTTAAAAAATGCTGTTGCCGGTTTGCCTGCCAGAATGGCGGGATTAAAAATAACTGCTGAAGCAGATGCTCAGGCTATTCCTGAATTAAAAAAAGGATGGCTTGCTACTGATGCAGCCGTAACCAGCGCAGTAAATACTGCAACGCAGGCTGAACAATACGCAGTTGGCGAATTTGATGCTTCAACTGAGCGTAGAAAATTAGGACAGCCAATGTATGTTCCTATGGGCCATGATAGTGCAACACAACCAACAGCCGCGCCTACAGAACAACGTCCTGCTAATGCTCCCGCTAATGCTAAAAAAGCAGAAGATGGGCATTGGTATTCACCAGATCCTAGGCGACCTGGCAAATTTGTTCGGTGGGATTAAAAATGCCTACGCAAGTTGATTACGATCCGTTTGCTTCAAAATCTCCATCTGCTTCTGCAAGTGGTACTCCCGTTGACCATGACCCATTTGCCAATAAACCAGAAACACAAA